CAGAAAATGATTAAGGTAAGAGCAACCGCCGTTATGGAAACTGATTTAGAGTGGGAAGGTTACATGCCCGCAGATATACCAGAAGACGAGCGGGCTGAATGGATAAGTGAAAACGTAGATGGCGGGGATTTTGTGGCAGATAATGGCATTTTCTCTGGCGGGTGGCGTTGGGGTGATGATGTTGATGTATTAGAAGGGGACGAAGTATGATGTATGTAGTTTTTTATACGACCCGCAGCAAGACAGGCACACCAGAACAACAGTGGTCACCCAATGTTTTCCTCACTGACCATTGGGAGATTGAGGAAAGCAAGGCCGCTGCGGAAGCAAGGTACAATGAGATAGTGGACACGATGGAGATAATTCATTCGGCTGGCATTGCACCGATTGATGCAGAACATTCCACTGATTGGATGTAAAATATAGCATGGCCCCTAGATTGGGGACGCGCACGACCTAAGATAGTGGGATGATGGGACACACAAAGGAGTGTCCCAATGTCCGAGAGTATCTTTATTTTTCAAGACAACGAAACAGAAATGGCGGTGGCAGTTAGGGACTGCGACGACGAGAGAGCTATGTCTATGCTCTATGCAGCACTGACCAGCCCAATGTCACTGCCCATTAGAAAGTTCGACGCCTTGGAATTTGCTACATGTTTTGTAGCGGTCAACAAGAGAGGCCCGTATGACATTCTGTTTTGCGGTGAGTTCATGGAAGAAGACCTTGAGGATGTGGCCCATGTGTATGACTGCCGACCAAGTGGTGGCAAGCTAGTGATAACACCAATGAGCTTTGACGAGAGGGATGGGTGCCAGGAGCCGCAGCAGATTTGGGCCTTGAGCCAACACACTTTACATTAAGGACGACTAACATCATTAGTTGTTGTAGTGTATGTGTCACAACAACCATAGTAAAGGCGGCGAGTCTAATGAATTGGAATGTTAAGGTAGAAGCGATAGTCAAACGGATCGAGACTATTGATTATAATATTGAGGCGAAGACGGGCGACGAGGCAAGGGCTAAGATACGAGAAATGTTTAGCAATTGTCCACAATCTAATGAGGGGCAAGACATCATGGGCTTGGACCTTATAGATTTTGAGAGCGTGTCGAGAGCGTAGCAAACGCCCCACTGTTGGAATGATTTGATTGGCTTGCCTTCGGGTGAGCCTTTTTCTTTTTGACAACCAGCACAACTTTAGTGTAACGGTTAAGACACAAGGGAGTAGATCACATGAAGTTAAAGTTTGATCAGCGAATGTCACCCACGGTCAAGGACACTTGGTACAAGCTGTATCCTTGGCGACCACGAATGTTTTGGTGGCGAGTGGGGTGTGTCGTGAGGACCAACAAGGTTCGGCACAAAGACTTCGACAAGATCACGACTGTATGTCGATTGATTGACGAGCATTACCCCCATTACAAAAACGAAAGGAAGCCGCATGTTGTTAACCATAGCATCCGTGACGTGTCTTGCTACTAACATATATTTTGAGGCGAGAAGTGAAGACCGCGTTGGACAGTACGCGGTGGCCGAGGTGACACTTAACCGTGTCGCCTCTCCTGATTATCCCGATGATGTTTGCGAGGTGGTTTGGCAAGACAAGCAATTTTCGTGGACGCATGACGGTAAGTCAGACAATCCGACTGATGCCGAGGCGTGGAGCCAAGCACTGTCAATCGCAGCCAATGCCATTGATGACTACGAGATCGAGGACATGCGTATCTTTAGGCAGACCGTCCTCTACTACCACGCCAAGAGCGTGACCCCCTACTGGTCAAAATCAATGAGACAAGTGGGCGTTATCGGCAGTCATATTTTCTATGAGGCTGGATGATGGGGGCAATGGTGGAAACGGTGCAATGGATTGAGCGGATTGAAGCGAAGCTCAAGTTGATGCGGATGATGTGTCACCCAGGAATGAAGCATCAAATAGATGAATTGGAAACACTCATTGAAAGAGTGAAGCAATCGGCAGGGAAACTACACGAATGATAAAACCATTTTATAACTTGCGCTTTGGAGAGTGGAACGAAGTCGAGTTGGGCAAGGCGATGCTTGCCCTTGAGCGAGAGTATTTCAAAAAGAAGAAGAGAGGCTTTCTGCCATGCGATTTAAGTGGTGCGAAGAATGTGGTGGTTCTGGGTCTGTCGAATACGAAGTCCCCGTCATCGACTACCACAACGGAGGATACCTCGACGTTCAAACCGAGGATTGCGAAGCGTGTGGTGGGGGAGGACAGGTCGAAGACACGGCTGGCGAAGATTGCTGTGAGGACTGAGGCGATGGAAATGCTGCACAAGATGCGGCACATCGACCCCGAATTGGCAGAGAAATTAGAAAAAGATTTTAAAGACGAGGGCATGATATGAACATCGACGCAGAATTTAAATACCGTTACCTCTTGTCTCTGATCAAAGGCGCAGCATCATCCTATACTCAGACGGGCAAGGTGAACATCTATGATGTAGAACGTCAGGCCATTGCAATAGATCGGGGTGAATACAAACCAGAGGAAAAGGTCATGGCCTATTCTGATTGGGTGAGGGATCATGCCGATGACTGATCTATCCTTGAAAGAAAAGTGGTGGGTGTATCACAAAGAAAACCCGCACGTTTACGATCTTGTTGAACACTTCACCTTCGACATCATTGAGCGAGGGTATGATAATTATTCGATCAACTCAGTGTTCGAGCGGATCAGATGGCACACTGACATTGAGACAGAAGGGGATCAATTCAAACTGTCTAACAATCATCGGGCGTACTACGCACGTTTGTTTATGTTTAACCACCCAGAACATGATGGGTTCTTTCGGACAAAGAGGACAGCCAGTTGACCGATAAAGAAATAAAGATGCAATCAAAGTTGGCAAAGCAAACGAGTGAGATTGCGAGACTGTTACAAAAACTTGAGAAGGTCACGAAAGAAAAGAGTGACCTTCTGTCTGAAATAAAATGGATGCGGGGGGAGCGATGACCAAGATACAAGCCACCCGCAAACAACTCTATGTTGTCGAGAGTACACCAGCAATCAGCATAGATGATGATGGCTACGTCCGATGTGGACTGAGTGAGAAGATGGAAGACAATGACAAGCTGGTGCTTGCGATCTATCTGTCACTCAAGAATGAAGCCTGGAAAAAGAAAATGCTTGCCGCAGTGGACAAGCACTTTGTTGGGAAGACCACCCGCACAAGTCGGATGGTCACTGCCTTTAATCTTATTCAGAAGTAAGTATTTCTTTCATTGCTTTTTCGAGTAAGGCTGCGTCCTCAGTTGACCAGTCGTGCGGCAACACATTTTTGATAAGTTGTTCTAGTTCCTGTTCGACCACTGTTTTTAATTCAGAGAAGGGCATGTCCGATAACGCATACTTATGTATGTCTTGGTTGTCAGAGTTGGTTGCCATGAACTGAATGATATTGCCTGTAGTTTTACCCAATGTCTTATTCCTTTGACGTGTGATGCCCCCCTATTACGGGGAGCAATTAAAGTTAATATCGACACCCTTTTGGTGCCAAAGCTTACGTCGAAAGTTGTATTGGAGTGATAGCGAGACCCTTAGGAGGGGGCTGCTCTATCCAGTTGAGCCACGGGGCCATGACAACTTTCAGCGTTGTGTGATCTGCACACCTATAAAATAGACGTGACAGCCGTAAGATGATCCTCGAATGTCGGATGCACATAGCGCATCGTTGTCTTCGGATCGGTGTGTCCCATTAGCTGTGAGATAACAGCGAATGGGGTGTTGTTGTCACCAAGGCGTGAGCCAAAGGTGTGACGCAATGTGTACGGCGATTTGCCGACAACCTTTGCACGGTTACACGCTTCACTCCAATCATTTATGAAGTACGAATATCCACAATCAGTATGATACGGGCGATGCTCTTTGTCCACAATGTAAGTGAACATTAAATCACTGCCCTTGTCGAGTTCGGCGCGTTGATTGCCGTGCGCAGCCGCGTATGCTTTTGCATTGAGCGGGATGGTGCGCTTACGAGGGACACGGTTGCGCCCCTTGATAGAGGTGAGAACACAAGTCTTGCGAGGGAAGTCCACATCCTTACGGCGCAGCGTGTATGCCTCGGCTGGTCTTGCGCCAGTATAGAGGATGAAGGATGCAAGCCTACGATTGCAGGGCTTGAGCCTCTTGAACACCGCGTCGATTTCAGATGGCGATAGAACTTCCAAATCCTTTATGTCTTCTGGCGGTTTGCGCAGGGTGATCCGCTCGGTGCGGAAGCCTTGTTCGTGACCATAGTTTAGAAGAGATTGGATTTGTGTGATGACACGGCGAGTGTGGTTGTTGCCGTGTCCCTTCGATGTGTGGTTCTCATATATGTATTGCGTGGCGTCAGCCTTGGTGAAGGATGCCACCGACACTGAGCCATAACAATCATCGAACTTCTCAAGGATTTGATGGACCGTCTTACCTGATCCAGTTGTTGGGTCAGCAAGAAAGCGTCTGATCAAATCACTGAACGATACGTCAGTTGAACTAAGCTTACGCCCGATGGTTACTTTTCCTAAGAGCAAATCCATTTCGAGTTGTAAGCATTTGCGGTGCGCTTCGTCGGGGTCAGACGTATGAAGCGACTGACGGATTGGCGTGGCTACCCCATTTATTTTTAGCGACCCCATCGCTTGAAGGATTGAGGACCGTTCTCTTTTTCTAACACTCAGTCCCATTTGCTACCTTTCTTTTGCGGAGCATACAGCGGAGCAAGTTTGTCATCCATTCCGATGTGTGCTGTGTCGCCCCAATTTATGGGCAACCCACCAGACGCGCCTTCATACTCGCCCGTCGATGCTTTGTTACATATCTCCCGAAATGCTACGGCGATCTGCCCCCGCGTTTTGAGGCCAAGCTTTTTGCCCACGGCAGACACATGTAATTTAATTGTGTTGTCAGTGACGCCCATTAGTTCAGCAATGTCTGCGTTCCTCCAACCCTTTACGAGTAGTTGCGCGACACAGTGTTGTTTAATAGTTAGTCTTCTGAGTAATGCGCTTTCTGATACGGTCAGCGCGGTTGAAAGTTCAGTGGTAAGTGGAGCTTCAATAGATGCGCTCCTATTGTTCTGGAGCATACTAATAATTACGTCCATCTTTGCTTCCAACCTCGCCATATCCATGCGAATGTTGTCATTCATCGGCTGATAATCTCCTATGGTTGTGTTAATACGGCCCCCATAGTTGCGCATATGATACTCGTTTGTCAACCCTTCACCATAATTCATAGTATATACCCCCCTGTTGGTGTATAATAACCGACACAGATGGAGTAGGTGAACGCCTAACGATTTATTAAAGTAGTGCTATGCTACTTGGCATACTTTCGAGCGGTATTTACGCCAGCCAAGTCGAGTGCTTGGCTTATATCAGCCAAGGCCGCTGCGTATTTTGTGTAGGCAGCAGTCAATCCATCACTGGCGAAAATTAGTCTATGGTTGTTTTCCATTCGTCGCACAATGATATACCCAGCGTCACTCATTTCAGTGATCATTGTATCAACGGTCTGGCGCGTTGCGCCAAGCTCTTTGACTGCATCACTAGGCAGTAAACCGATGTCATCAAGGGACGCGCGTACACACAAGATAGCAAATGTCCTACGATTCGTGGTGGACATGCAGTATTCCCTGAGAGCCTTTTCCTCTGGATCGTGGTCTGAATTAAAGACTTCGCCATTAACTTGTATGAGTTCCAAATCAATTAATTTACGAGCATATAGTTTGTTGAGATTTTCCAAGTCGCCCCTCTTCCTTGCGACAACCTTAACCGAGATCACAACATCTTGTAAGGGTAAGCTGTCTAACACCCTAACTGCACAAGGTGCTGTATGTCTCGTTGTGTTTTAAGTTGTCTTTAAGGAAGGGCTTATCGTTCTTGATCAACCAATCAACTGTTGCCTCTGAACTAAAGAAGTGTGGGTTGGCTACATCACAGTAAGTGTCAGCCGTTATCTTTGCGCACCCACTCGTTAGCCCGATCAGCAAGAGAGGTGTCAGTAAGCGTGTCAATTTCATCGTCAATATCCTTGGCGGTTCTCATGCTGTCGATCAGCTTTTGATCCAGCTTGCGTTTGATTTTATCTTGCCCCCGACTTACGCCAGCAGAATAAATGCCAAGCAATCCGAGTACGAAGGTAACGGCAATCAAGCCGTACATTTGTAGTTTGTTTATTCCGAACATTTACGCGCTCAAACCTCCCCGCATGTTTACGCATTTAACATAGACCCTCCCCTCTGGCGGGGCGGTTGCCGTTAGTCTTGCAACAAGTTGATTGCGCCCGACCTCGCAAGTGCGCTTGTCTTGGTATATCATTTGATTGCAGCCCACTCTGTATGCGTCTGGCACAAGGAAGAGGACAACAATCACCCACATTTTAGTGCCAGCCTTCGGCCCAAGCCTTGAGCCGTTCCTTCATTATGTAGAGTCCGAACAAGATCGTGATCCCTGCAAAACCTAATATGATGTACTGTGCTGTCTCATTCATACCAGAGAGGGCAGTGATGGTTGTACCAGCCGATGCAGCTACGGTTACGGCAGATGCTTTAACTGTCTTGGATTGTGCGGCCTTCGTGCGCTCTGGTTTCTTTTGTGTGGCTTCGGACAGTGACATGCCAGCCAACCACTTCTGGACGCGGAAGCCAGGACAGGCTTTGCTCGACACGCGATTATGGCCGATGACCTTATCATTGGAAATTTGGTACTGGTCTTGAAGCTTTCGGATTAGGTCATAAGCGGCGGCGAGTTGAACGGCGGTGTAGTGATCTGTTGCTAGATCGTCGGCGTCTGATCCGAACCCACCAGCAAGGCAGATACCTATGGTCTGATTGTTACCCTTGGCATGTGCGCCTGTTGTGCCAAGCTGTCTGCCGACAACCACCTCACCACTACGGGCGATGTAGTAATGGTATCCGATCATTCGGAAGCCACGGTCACGGTGCCACTTGTCGATCTCTTTCATTTGATCAACGGCTGAGTTGTCTTCCATCCATTGTGGTTGGGTGGCAGCGCAGTGAACAATGATGCCATCATGTTTTACGGTCATAGTGAAAATGCCTCTCGAATGCTGTCAGTTTGTTTCTGCTCTGTGAAACAACTGTCCCTCATTTTAAAAGTCTTCACCGCCCTGTCGTCCCTAAACGCAAGGCACAGTTCGATGTCGAGAGCTACGCAGACATAGACGCCGTGATAAGGTGGGGAATCCCCCAGCCAAAACTGGTAGCGTTTCTTTTCGAGGTTGGTTGTGTAGGTGATGGGCTTGAGGGTGGACTTCACTTGCACCCTAAACAATTCGCCTGAGTGTGTGCGGCACCACAGATCGTCGTATTGTAGATCAACGTGGGTTGTGGTGATTCCATAAGTTTCTAAGATGTAAGCTGCTAAAAATTCACCACGGCGACCAATCTGTATCTGGTCAGTTCTCGCCATTCATCTAGTCCGAAGCATAGTCTCCAGGTGTTGGATCGTTGTTTGCGCCCTTGCCAACTCGGAACGCAGCTTACCAATTTCTTTTAAGAGTTCTTCCTTGTCCTTCGTATAGACATCTA